GCCAATGGCGAACGCTTGGCGTCATGCGTGCGACCTCTGCGATAGCGTCTAACATGTCCAGCGATTGTAGATCGCCGCTATCAAACCACCTATGATATCCATCGGTGTTATAGCGTGCAATCTGGAATACCATACTGGCAACCCACTCCATGGGGTCGCTTGCTTCCCATTTGGCAAGGTTAGCCTTCCAACCTTGGTCTACACTAGGGCGAAGCTTTTGAAGCTTCCTAGCGTAGCACGAGTGACACGGGGTGCCCTCGATCTGCGCCAGCTTTGAACCAGTGTTACACGCGAACGCATCGATGGCGTATGTGGTTCCGGGCATTTTAGAGTTACCTGTGGATATCTTACCGTAGTTTAGAGCGTCTTTGACTTTCATCTCTCTTAGCCTTTCACATTGAAACAATAGAAAGCCCGTCTTACCATAAATACGGACACCAAGACATGCTAAGTTTGCAAGCCAGGTATGCGCCTATTGCATGGCCTAGGATCGCCTGTGAGTGGCCTTCTGGCATGTCTAGGCTACCCGTACAGCCTAAACAACCTTACGCGCACCAGTGACGCTCTGTGTACGTTATAGACACCATAGGCATATTTGCATACCTGCTATGCGATATCCTGGGTGTGGCAATTATGTCACAATGTTGTTGCAGTATTGTCACAATTATCATTACGGAAACGTAATGTTTTCATATGAAAATATATCCCCTTCGCACCCTCTCCCTCTCTCTAGAATTATTCCAATGTGCAACAACCTTGAAACAATGTGTAGGTGCACACAATATTGTATGCATGTACACGCATTGTACCAGTGTAGGTACACGCATTACCTTGTGTGTCTACACGCTCCCTGGGAAACAAACCGTGAACAACATTGTTCCACCTTTGTTCTTCAACCTTGGAACAAAACGTGAACAAACCGGGAACAGGAACAAAACGAGAACAAGGGTGACCCCCCGTGGGGTTCGTCGTTCTTATATGTTCAATACGTCCATTCTGGGGGGTATTTTGAAAATCTACCATGTTCACCATTGACACACCAAGTAAAGTTTGATATAATAGCAGTACAACCTAGGAGGTTTACATTGTCTAAGAAGTTTGCTAGTTACGAAGAACCTAAACCGATAGACAAAGAGTTAACCGAGAAAGAAGCTAACTTTATTGTTGAACTGGTAGACAATCACCGTGAACCCATAGATGCTTTCTTTGCCAGTGGTTACGTCTGTAAACAATCCAGGAACCATGCCAACAACCGTGCCAAGAGGGTACAGCGTCACCTTTGGCTCCACATTGAAAAGCGGATCAAAGAGAAGGTCGGAGAGACCGCTACGTTGGCTGTGTCTGTCCTAGAGAGCCTTATGCGCGAAGCTGACTCGGAGAACGTCAGGCTGAACGCCGCAAGAGACATCTTGTCTAGGGCAGGTTACGATGCGGTACACAAGCAGGAAACCACGGTCAAAGAGATCAATGAGCTATCTGATAAGGAGCTTGACGAGCAGATTGCACGGTTGACCAATGTGGTAAAAATAAGTGGATAAACTTGCTGTCCTAGAGCTTCTCAAAGAGAAAGAGCACCGGGAGCTTACCACCCGGCTCAAGAGATATAAGCCCTACGATTACCAGACCAAGTTTCACCACTCTGGCACAGACTGCGCCCAGCGCATCCTGATGGCGGCTAACCGGGTAGGCAAGACGTACTGTGGTGCGGTAGAAACGGCATACCACCTGACAGGAGACTATCCCGATTGGTGGCAGGGACACAGATTTAACAAACCTGTCAGGGTCTGGGCAGCGGGGGAATCCAACGATACCACCAGAGACATCATCCAGAAGGAACTCTTTGGTAACCCACAAGACCCTAACCTCAGAGGCACAGGGGCAGTACCCTTGGCCAAGATTGTAGAAACCACGCGCAAACCCGGCGTACCTAATGCCTATTCAAGTGCCTTGGTGCTGCACAAATCGGGAGGTAACTCCCAGATAAGCTTCAAAGCGTATGAGCAGGGCTTTGAGAAGTTCATGGGCGAGGCCATCGATGTTGTCTGGCTGGACGAGGAACCTAAGCAGGAAATCTTCAGTCAGTGCATCACCAGAACGGCTGATACCAATGGCATAGTCTATATGACGTTCACCCCGGAACGTGGGATGACCAACGTAGTAAGTTCGTTCCTGAATGACCTGAAGCCGGGACAGGGCTTGACCACGGCAACGTGGGACGATGTAGATCACCTAGATGAGAAGACCAAGGAACAGCTACTAGCTGTCTATAGCCCAGCAGAGCGAGATATGCGCTCCAAGGGCATCCCGGTATTCGGCTCAGGGCTTGTCTATCCGGTCAGCGAAGAGGACGTAATCTGCGAAGATTTTGACCTACCAGAGCACTTACCAAGACTAGCAGCAATTGACTTTGGCTTCGACCATCCAACGGCTGTAAGTTGGGTGGCCTATGACGCAGATACCGACATAATTTATGTCTATGACGAGTACCGCAGATCGAAGGAAACGCCACTAACACACGCCGCCGTGATCAACGCTAGAACACCCGGTATTCCCGTGGCTTTTCCACACGATGGTCTACAACATGACAAGGGGTCTGGCATACAGCTAGCCCAGCAGTACAGAGACTTGGGAGTATGTATGCTTCCACAGCATTTCAGCAACCCGCCAGCAGAAGGAGACAACGGTAGTGGAAAAGGTAACAACTCTGTTGAAGCAGGGATCAGCGAACTTCTGCAACGCTTTGAAACTGGTCGGTTACAAATCTTTGAGTCCTGCCAAGAAACTCTTGAAGAGCTTAGACTCTACCACAGAAAAAATGGAAAAGTGGTTGCTATCAAAGACGACCTTCTAAGCTCTATGCGGTATGCGGCTCTCAGCGTAGAACGCTTTGGAGAGCAGCTAAAGAACAAGTCAATGTACCGTAAATACAGTTACGATACCGAAATTAAATATTCAAACGTAGGGATTGTCTGATGAGCTTATATGCCAACATGAACAAACGTAAAAAAGCTGGGACTTCCCGGTCCAAAAAGAAAAGCACGATTACTCCCAAGGCCTATGCAAATATGAAAGCTGGATTTCCCAAGAAAAAAAAGAAAAAGGCTTAACACAGTGGCTATGGATTTAGACGATCAAGAGATCATCTCTCTGGTAGAGAGTGAGATCAATGGTAGCTCAGATTACCTAGACTCAGAGGTAAGCTCCCAGCAAGCTACCGCTATGGAGTACTTCTATGGTGAACCCTTTGGCAACGAGGAAGATGGTCGTAGCCAAGTAGTCGTCACGGATGTACAAGACACCTTGATGTGGATGATGCCCAGCTTGATGCGTATCTTCACCGCTGGGGACAAGGTTGTAAAGTTCTTGCCGGAAGGGCCGGAAGACGAACAGGTAGCTGACGAAGCTACCAAGTATGTAAACCATGTGTTCTACAAACAGAACGATGGTTTTATGATCTTGTACAATATGTTCCTCGACGCTTTGATGCAGAAAGTTGGAGTGGTCAAACACTACTGGGAAGACATCGAAAAGACCACAACTGAGTCCTATGAGAACCTAACAGACCAAGAATTTTCTCTGCTACAGCAGGACGAAGAACTAGAACTCATTGAGCACACAGAAACGGTACAAATCTCAGAAGTACCTGCTCCCATGACCGGGGAGATGGTGGAGATGGAAGAAGTTTTCCATGACGCCACCTTTGCACGTACAACGATGGACGGTAAGGTCACCATAGAAAACGTACCGCCAGAAGAGTTCCTGATCAACCGTGGTGCCAAGACGCTAGATGATGCGCGTTTTATCTGTCACCGTTCGCACAAAACTAGGTCAGAGCTTATCAGCATGGGCTATGACGTAGACCTGATAGATAGCTTGCCCGGTTACACCAGTGGTGCAGACGATGTAACAACCAGCCAAGAGTACATGGCGCGTCACTCCTACGATTCTACCGATGTCTATCCTAACCAAGCGGCATCTGACTCTGAAGTTTCAATCATGGTCAATGAGTCGTACATGAAGCTGGACACAGACGATTCGGGGATCAGCGTACTTCATAGAATCCTTACCAGTGGTTCAGAAGTGCTAGATTGCGAGCCTATTGATTATATTCCGTTCAGTTCTGTCTGTCCTATCCCTGTGCCGCATAAGTTCTATGGGCTTAGCGTAGCAGAGACGGTCCAAGACGTTCAGCTTATCAGGTCTACACTGACCAGAAACCTGCTGGACAATATGTACTTGGCAAACAACGGTAGGTTCCAAATTGTAGAAGGACAGGTCAATGTAGACGATCTGTTGACCAGCCGTCCCGGTGGTATCGTTCGAACACGCAGCTTGAATGCTCTCCAGCCAATTCAGACACCTGCACTACAACCTGCTGCGTTCCAAATGCTTCAGTATTGGGACGACATCAAGACAGGACGCACAGGTGTCAACCCACAGACACAGGGTCTTAGTGCTGACGTACTGAAGACACACGTAACCACTGGTGCTGTCACAGCGGCCCTGACAAATGCCCAAGGACGGCTAGAGCTTATTGCTAGGGTCTTTGCCGATACCGGCGTCCGTAATATGTTCAAGCAGATATACAACTTGGTACAGCGTTACGAAAATCGTAAGAAGATGGTGCGCCTTAATAATACCTACTTTGAGATTGACCCATCTAGCTGGCGAGAAGACCTAGACGTTGATATTGAGGTAGGAATTGGCTACGGCGATCAGGACATCAGGCTCCAGAACATCAGTAATTTTGCCAGCTTGATTGAAAAAGTAGGCACACAGACTGAAGGAATTGTTCAAGCGGACAATGTCTACAACTTGGTCAGAGAGATTGCCGACGAGATGGGCATCAAGAACGTGGACAAGTTCATAACTCAGCCCCCTCCGCCTCAGCCCAAGCAGCCTAGCGCACAGGAACAACTAGCACAGGCGCAAGCCCAGGCTATGTTGACACAGGCACAGGCCAGCCAGCTAGAAGCTGAAGTCAAAGCCAAAGAGCTTGAGATCAAAGCGGCTAAGGTAGAACTTGAGCGCATAGAGATTGAGCATGATATGGCAGTCAAACGTGAAGAACTGAAGCTCAAAGGAATTGAGCTAGGATTTGAAATGAACTCTGACAAAAACATAAAGGCTTAGATTATGGCATACCAGAATAACATTGCTTCTCGCATCATCAGCAGCGAAAACATCACCAGCACAGGCACCAGCGCACAAAGCGGACGTGCTCCATTCGGTTGCACCATTGCTCGTATTGCAACCAGTGCCGATGTAAATATCGTAATTAACGGAAATCCTACGGCCACGGCAGCAGGTACTTTGATAGAGCCAGCAGATGCGGGTTACTTCGTCATCCGGGGAGACAGTTCTCCAACTGCAACTGACGGTGAAAAAGTAGCCAGTATTGGAACAGCCACGGTCAATGTTACCTTCTTGGAGGGTTAAATGACCCGGCAGCACCCCCATGCCCATAGGATTAACTCTAGTGAGCAAGTTGCTATAGGAGCCACCAGTGCTCAAAGTGGTACTTGTCCTTTTGGCACCGGCATAGCGCATATCAAAGCGCACGGAACCAGTGGCAGTCCTTCTAACTTTTTCAAAGTAGGTGGAAATCCTACGGCTACCACGGATGGAACTTCTAGTTTCATACACGACAATGAAACTATTTACGTAATTGTAAGGCCAGATTCGTCTTTGGGGGCTGGAGACGGAGAAAAAATAGCTACTATTAACACTTCAGGTTCGGCAATTTTATATATAGATTGGGTGGAAAGCTAATGTCAACGAACAAAAAGATTTCAGAGCTTACAGAATTAGCAGAGGCAGACCTTGCTGATGA